TTGTCCATCGCTGTTGGGTCATCCGATATCACTGCCCACGCGAGCACCAACACGGGCAAACTTAGAATTATCAAAACGGCCTCGTCCTTCCAGTCCGATTGACGTGCTTCTAGTAATTTACCTTGGTAAGCTTCCTCACCACGAGCTTGTCTTTCAGCATGCAGTAATTGTGCATCTGACATTGCGACTTTTGCTTTTTGTTTATTAGCGTAAATCTTACTTCCAGCAGAAACGGCTAATTTAATTGCCTGAAACCACATGTTAGATCCATTTAGCTTTTTTAGATTTCTCTTTTAGCATTCTTTTAGTGCCTCTTACTTCAACTTCTTCACCTTTTGCAACATAGTTGAAAGCACCATCAGCTGTTGTCTTTGATCTTGGGTCAATTTCAAGATTCATCTTGTCTTCTGACTTGATCTGAACAATTTTATCTAATTTTTCCATAATTTTTCTCCTTAGTTATTTTATACTAACCTTTTTTTAGTATTTTGTCATTCTTATTCGTCTCCACTTCTAATAATTGACACTTTAGGCATCATACCACCTTGATTTTTCATCATTGAGTCAGTGCTTGGAATAGTTTTACTTAAAATTGTTTTTTCAATTGAAGTATCAGCTCTTAAATTTGCTAATTCTTCATTTTGTTCAAGTTTTTCTTCTTGATTTTGCTGATTCATCATCGCTTTCATCTTATCAAGGTTAATTCTCTCTTGATCTTGATCTTTTTTACGTTGATTTTCCATTGCTCTAAGGTCTAATTCTCTTGATCTTAGTTTTGCAATAGGATCATTATCAAATTGTGAAGTAATTTGCTTCTCTTCCTTCATAAATTCTTCCATCATCTCTGCAATTAGTTGAGCTTTTCTTGCTTCAATCTTNTGAGTAAGCATTTGAACCTGTTGTTGTAGTGCAGGATTCTGTTGAGCCATCATTTGCATCTGTTGTAATTGAACTAATTCATCTCTAAACTCTAATTCAATCTGTTCTTGAGACATTAAACTAATATGTTCAAAAATATTTTTCTCTAAACTTGCCATAATCATAGGATTGTTTCTAGCAATGTTAGTTGCCATGAAATTTAAGTGTGCTGTAATGTGTGCTCTATGATCTTGACCAGGAAAAGCTTGAAATTGTCTTCCTGCTAATGCATCAATATGTTCTAATGCCGGATCTTTTGGCATAGGTTGCATTGGTTTAACTAAAACAGAATCAATATTTTTTACACCAAGTGCTTCATACATATTTCTATACGCTTGGTATAGATTATGCATTTGTGGATTAGACTGTGCCAGTTGCAACTCAGTTTGTGCGAGGGAAATACGCTGAGTCTGTGAAAAAATGTTGGGATCAGCAACTGGCAATATATCTACTCTATCATCAAAGTCAGTTTGTTTAATAACTCTTTGACCCCCAACTACATCATACGGATATTCCGGTGGTAGATATAACTTGAATACTCTTGCTAGTAATTTAAATTCTTGTTTAAGAGCAGAGTAAATTCTTTTGTGAATAGCAGACATTGTTCTTGAACCACGTTCTAATAATGCAACTGTAGTTCCAACTGCTGCTTGTTGATTACCATCACCAACTTGTAAATCTGCAATAGATGCAAACCTTTGACCAGCGTTAACTACAATACCCATTAAGTTTAATAAAGTAGCTGATGGTTCTTTAAATGGTAACATCATAAATGAATCTCTTAAATTTCCACCTGGTGCATCTACATCTCTAAACTCACCTGGTTGAATTGATTGTGCGTCATCTCTAATTCTAATACCACGCATTTTAAATCCTGCAGGTAAGTTAGATAAAGTTCCNGCATCTAATAATTGTCTTAATGCAGAAGTTGCAGTTCTTGATAATCCACCAATCATGTGAATCAAACCAAAACCATAAAAACCTAAACCTGGTAAAAATTTAAAATGTACAAAGTAATTAATTTTATTTTTCATCATATCACCTATTTCATAGTTTCTTCTGATAGATAAAATTTCACGTGAATTTTCTTCAAGTGTTACAATGTATGGGACTTTAATTCCTGATGGCTCACCAGTCTCTTGATTTACATCCTCAAATCCTTCGAGGTCTAAATCAATATGACATTCTAATAATGTATAAACATCTTCGTTTGCAGTTTTAGATATTCCTTCAAGTTCTCTTTCTTTTTTCTCAACTTCAGTTTCTTTATCTCCAGGTTTTCCAATATCTATATCTCTATAGAATCCACCTACCTGTTGTTTTCTTAAATCGTTTTCAGAAATTTTAACACGATGAATAATTGCTTCCGCATCATCTAATGAGGTAGCTGTGTACGGAACAATTAAATCATCTGCAGGAACAAATTTACTTACGGCTCTTTGTTCCATATCGTCATAGTAGACTTTTTTAAAAGCACTACCTGCTAATGGTAAGTTAAATAATAACTGATCAAAGTCAGGTTCGTACTCTTTCATTTTTTCCATTAACTCGTAGTTCATGAAATCTTTTACTCTAGTTGCTTGCTGAGTTTTTTCTGGAGTTGATATACCTACTGTTTGTGTTCTAACTGGACCATCAGCCGGTAATAATTCTTTATAAGCTAGAGCTTGAAATTGTGTTACTGCTTCTGCTAGTACTGGATGAGTTGCACCACTAGCTCCTGAAAAAGGTTCTGTTCTATTATTATATTTAAAACCTAAAAGGTCTAAACCTTGAGTATAAGTTTGTGCCCAATCTTTTCTTGAAGAAGTATAATCTTGATACTTACTAGATAAATCTGATGCTAATCTTCCCAATATATCATCAGGTAAAAATTCTGCTAAGTTTGCATAGTGCTCATCACTACCTTCAATTGATGCAGCTTTTGGATCAAGATTTACATCTACTGAACCATCTTCATTTTCTGAAACTTCAACAGCTTCAGGTGATTGTTCTGTTTCTTCAACTGCTTCTACAATTTCTTCTTGAAGTTCTTGTTCACCAGGAATACTAACTTCTGTTCGAACTTCGTTTGGAAGTGCTTTGTCTATATCTGCCATTATATTTTTTCTCCGTAAGTTTTATCTGTTTAACACCATTATAATTAATATTCAACCCCTGAGGCATGGGGCCTGATTCCGGAGGAATGGTTCTAGTTAACCTCTTAATCATTTTCTAGTTCTTTAGTAGCTATTTTAACTGCTTCACCGAAAGTTTCTCCATCGTCCATTAACTCTTCTACTCTCTTTCTGAGTCTGGTATCAGGATCCAGGGAGCCTTCATTAAATTGTGCTCGGCCACCATCAGCAAATTTTTTAAAATATTCTTTTGCAAATGTATCAATATCCATACCAGTTCCTTCTTTACCACCAGCTTTGATATACATCTCAGTTACCATTGCATTATATTCTGTGTCTCCACCTTCTAAAAAATTAACTCTACCACCTTGAGCATAATTATCCATATCTTCATATTCTTTTATTTTTTCAGTTACCATTTCTCCAGTCTCACCAAATAATGGTTTAACAATTTCTAAATATTCATCTACATCGATCTCTCCATTTTCAAATGCTTTTCTTGAAAAGATTCCAACAAAGTCCGCATAAGTTTTTGGAGATAAAGTATTAACTGCTGCTTCCGTGTTAAGCATATCTAACATCGGCATAAATTTTTTAGGTTTTTTAGGAGGAGCTTGGTCGGGCATTACAGGACTCCTGCAATACCGCCTATAGCTAATTTTTTCTTTTCTTTTTTTCTTTTCTCAATTAGTTTTTTAATTTTTTCAGCATCAAATTTAGGTTCTTGTCCTAGTGGATAAGTTGTAGTATCCATTTTTAAACCTCTAGGTAAGTCTTCTGGATTATTTCCTTTTGGATCTTCTGTACCATTAGCATAACCCATTCTCATCATACCACCGCCCATGGCCATGGCTCTATTTTCTTTCATTTTCTTTTTAGATAAATACTGATTGATAAAGTCTTCTATAGGAATATCTATAATACCTTTTTCTTTTAAATCAAAATATTCTTTTATGACAGTTCCTAATTCTAATTCAAATTCGTCNTCTGGCTCTGATGCCATTTTAATAGAAGGTGCACCTCTNTCTANAGATTTAATACCACCCATATCATCATATTCTTCAGGATCATTTAAGTCCTCTGGAAGCTCTCCCGCTTCAATAGCTCTAAGCATGTCCTGTAATCTTTGATCGTCTTCTTTTGCCATAATGCTTAATAATACACTTTTGGAGTCTGTTGTAAAGGCTCATCTTCATAATCTTCAGGGTGNTGAATTAATCCACCTTGNCTNAATCTCATGACTGCTTGAGTCATNGAATCTACTAAATCGTCATGATCTCCATAAGGAAATGCAGCGCACTCTTCAATTAATTCTTGAGCAAACTCCATTTCAGTTGGTGCATATATTTTACCAGACTCAAACAATGGAGATACTGAATTAACTCTAGTATGTTTATCATTACCACGTGATGGTGTAAAATTAATTACAGGTATACCTGCTTTTCTTAATTCATAAGTTAGAGGGAGCCCGGATGCTTTGCCTTCTATAATAACTGTTTCCGGTTGCCAGTATCCGTATTGATCTAATGCAACACGTCTTAGTTCTGGAAACTCGTATCTACCTTTAATAGAATCTACTAACATTAGACAAGGACCACTATCTTCTGTTGGATGAAACACACCCCAGGTAGTAATTGCAGAATAGTCAGCAGTTTCTTTTTTCATAAATGCTGTATCGTAAGATTGTATTACATGTTCTAAAGGTGGAATCTCGCCTTCCCAATCTTGCCACCATTCTCTTTTGATTAATGCTCCTTCTTCACCGGTTGGATTCTGCATGTATTGTGCATTCCATTTTGAAAGAGGAATAGATGCACGAACCCCTTCTAAATCTTTAATGTTCCAATATTCCGGCCACAGGGGTTTACCACTTGGTAGGATCGCAGGAAATTCAATTACTTCCCATTGATCAGCTTTAGGTTCTTTTTGTGCTTTGATCAAACGACCTGCTAAATCTTTTTCATTCCATCTTGTCATTACAATAATAATTGTTCCACCAGGTTGAAGACGTTGACGTGGACCAGATGTATACCATTCATAAGTTCGATCTAATGCTTGTGCATTCATTGCATCTTGTTCAGTATGTGGATCATCAATAATTAATAGATCAGCACCACGACCAGTAATTGCAGAACCCACACCAGCAGCATAGTATTCACCACCTTGTTGGGTTTCCCATTTACCTGCAGCTTGAGAATCTTCTTTGAGTCTTGTTTGAAATACTTCTTTATATTCTGGTGTATCCATTAAAGCTTTTGCTTTACGACCAAATCTTACAGATAATTCTGTTGTATTAGTTGATTGAATAATTTTTAGTTTGGGATTACGACCTACCATCCAGGCGGGTAATAAGTATGATGCAAATTCAGATTTAGTATGTCTAGGTGCCATATTAATAATAACACGTTTTGTTTTACCATTTGCAATATCATTAAATTTTTGAGCAACATCTTTATGATGTCTACCTTCTACAAAATCTGGCCATACATGTTTTACAAAGGCCATGAAATCTTGTTTTATATCTGATTGTTTTTTCTTCTCCTTCCATTTATTCATGTAAAGAGCAAATTGCCTTTTTACATCAGGCGGCAGCTTATCTAAATTTTTTAATTTTTCTTTATCCATAAATGCATTCGAAAAAAAATTTTGCAAAATTTTTTCAGATATGTTTTCAAATAACCAAAAGTATTTTAGGGTTACTTATATATAAAACCTTATATATTAGGAAGTATATAGAGACTCCTGTAATTATCAAGAGAATAGAATTAGCAAGAAAGTTCAAATGTTAGAAACGTGTTGGTACCTCTATCGAATCGCGAGCGAGCGAAGCGAGCGAGCAAAGCGAGCGGCCGCAGGCCGCGACAT